TATTATGAAGCAAAGGTCACAAAAAGAAAACTTTACAATCATACCACCAGAAATAGAAGATGCTAGAGGAGTAGAAACAGGAACACTAGCTGTAAATGGAAGTCACACAGTTGGAGATACAACGATTGCTATTGATGGATTTGCGGCTGATACAGCAAATCGACTAAGGGCTGGTGATTTTATAAAATTTGCACATAGTAAAGTTTATATGGTTGTTGCAGATGTAACAAGTTCTTCAGGTGCGGCTACTGTCACTATAGAACCACCACTCACTACAGCTTTATCAGATGACGAGTCTGTAACATATGATAATGTTGCTTTTACTGTTCATCTAACGAATGATATTCAAGAGTTTGGTGCTGTAAGTGCAGACAAAGATGGTAATGTTCTTTATCAATTTGAATTAGATGTAGAAGAAGCTTTGTAATGAAATATAAAGTAATCTATTGGCTCAATGCTGATTTTATTGCTGAAGAAATTATTGACGAAGAAAATATAAACTTTAAAAATAATGATCTTGGCAAATATAATGAGCCTACCAAAAATGCAAAATATAAGGTATTAGATACTATTAAAATAAACAGAAGAAGTTACGAAAAATATGACGAGAAGCCTGACATCAGCAGTAAAGACAGAACTAGCAACAAATGATATTAAACCTGTCCATCTTATCACCATTGGTTTCGGCACTCCTGTTAATATTACTGATTGCTCTTTTCCAATAACATCTTCAGTTTCAGGAAGTTCAGTAACTTATGTTTCTAGTGATTTTATTATGGGTGTGTCTAATTTTACAGAAGAAACAGATGTAAATTTATCTCCAATATCTATTACACTCTCAGGTGCAGACCAAACATTTATATCTACAGTATTAAACGAAAATGTAATAACAGACACAGTTACAATATTTAGAGGATTTTTAAATGATAGTAATGCTTTAATAGCTGACCCTTTTTTATTTTATAAAGGAACGATTGATAATTTTGCTATATCTGAGTCTGATACTGCAAGTTCGGTTAGTTTAGATATAGTTTCTCATTGGGCTGACTTTGAAAAAAAATCAGGTCGTAAAACAAATAATACATCTCAACAAAGATTTTTTAGTACAGATGTTGGTATGGATTTTTCAAGTGAAACTGTTCAAGACATAAAATGGGGTAGAGCATAATGGGTTTTAGTTTTAGTAGTTTCAATCCGATAAAAATTGCAAAAAAAGCTGTTAAAGCTGTTGTTAAAGTTGTACAGAAAGCTATATCATGGGTAATACCAACTCCTGATATTCCTGATTTTGGACAAACTGAAATTGATGATTTTGAAACAGGTATTCTTATTAACAAACAATCTAATGATGCGGCTATTCCTGTTGTATATGGTGAAAGACTTCTTGGTGGAACAAGAGTATTTTTAGAAACATCAGGAACAGATAATGAGTTTTTATATATGGCTCTTGTTATGTGCGAAGGTGAAATAAATGCTATTTCAGAAATAAGAGTTGATGACAAAGTTGTAACATTTACAGGTGCTATGGCTGACAACACCCAAAGAACTGTAGCAAGTTCAGATAGTAATTTTTATAAAGATGGTGCAAGTTATATTACAATCGAGCCACATTTCGGTAGCGATAGTCAAACTGCATCTAGTCTATTATCAACATTATCTTCGTGGGGGTCGAACCACAAGTTATCTGGTTTAGCGTACTTAGCATTAAAGTTTAAATGGAATCAAGATATTTTTGGTTCTATTCCTAAAGTACAAGCAAAGATACAAGGAAAAAAAATAGTAACATTAAATTCAAGTTTAGCTGAATCAAGTGCTACATACTCTACAAATCCAGCATTTTGTATTTTAGATTATCTAAGAAATGAAAGATATGGAAAAGGAATTGCTACTGCTGATATTGATTTACAGAGTTTTTATGATGCTTCGCAAGTTTGTGTGACTCAGGTCACTCCCTTTTCAGGTGGTAGTAATATAAACCTTTTTGATACAAATGCAGTTTTAGATACATCAAAAAAAGTAATCTCTAATCTTAGAGAGTTAATAACAGGGTGCAGAGGATTTTTACCTTATGCTGGTGGAAAGTATAAATTAGTTATTGAAACTACAGGTTCAGCTTCTATTACACTTACAGAAGATGATATTATTGGTGGTTATACTTTAGCGAGTCCTAATAAAAGAGATCGTTACAACAGAGTTATAGTTTCATTTATTAATCCTGATCGTAATTTTCAAGTTGATGAAGTACAGTTTCCACCTATAGATGACTCAGGTTTAGATTCTGCTGATCGTCATGCAACTATGAAAACTGCTGATGGTGGATTTTTATTAGAAGGTAGATTTTCAATGAAGTCACTCACATCACCCTATCAAGCAGAAGAAATGGCTGAAATAATTCTTAGAAGATCAAGAGAAGCTTTACAGTTATCAATCAATGTAGGCTTTGATGCTTACGATCTTGTTATTGGAGATATTGTAAATATTACACATTCATCATTAGGTTTTTCTGCAAAACCATTTAGAGTTATGTCTTTAACTTTTAATGAAGATTTCACTATTGGATTAGGATTAGTTGAATATCAAGGAAGTCATTATACATTTGCACCAAAAGCTGAACAAACATCTACACCATCTACAACACTTCCAAATCCATTTGTCATTCAGCCACCAGCCGCATTAACATTGACAGATGAAATGGTTGAGTATTCAGATGGTATTGTAATAACAAGATTAAATATTGCTGTTACTGCATCACCAGATAGTTTTGTTTCTAACTATCAAGTAGAAGCTAAAAAAACATCAGAAGCGAATTTTAAAATTATTTCTACAGGTTCAGAGTTAAACCATGAAATGCTTAATGTTATTGATGACATTGAATATACAGTAAGGGTAAAAGCTATAAATAGTTTTGGTGTTTCTTCAAGTTTTGTATCAGCAACAAGAAAAATTGTAGGTGGAGTTGACCCACCATCTAATGTAGAAGATTTTGCAGTAGAGATGCATGGACAAGATCATCTTAAATTAACATGGACACCGCCAAGTGCAGATAGTGATTTAGATATTTCTTTTTACGAAATAAGATACCAAGATGTATTGAGCGGTGCTGTATGGTTGAACTCATCAAATTTAGTTAGATGTCCAAGAAGAAAATGCGATAATGCTATTGTACCAGCTAGAACAGGTTCATACTTGATAAAAGCTGTTGATAAAAATGGTAACAGTTCAGCAGAAGCAACTATTGTAACCACAAATATCTCTGCAATACAGGCTTATAACTTAGTTTCTAATTTTACTGAAACTCCAAATGTTTTAACTTCTGCGGCTCAAATGGATAGCACATTTCCATTAGCTGTAAAAATTGACCCATCAGGAGATACAGTTTTATCATTAGATACAGTAACAAATTTTGATGATACGATTGGAAACTTCGATTCTCCATCAGGTGACTTTGAATTAGGTGGAACAGACACTACATCAAATCCAAACTTTACTACCACAAACAGAGATTCAAAAGGATTTTTTAATTTTACAAATTCTATTTCTTTATCAAATATTTATGATGGTAATGTAGAACCAAGTATTACTCTTGATGCAGAAAATCCTTATGATTTGTTTGATAGTGGTAGAGGTTCATTATTCTTTGATTCTGCAAAAGCACCTTTTGATGGAACAGAACAATTACACGCATTTCATAGAGTACAAATAGCAACTTCAACTACGAGTTTAGCAGATTGCACATCATTCTCTGATATTACACAATCAGCAACTTTTAAATTTAAGTTTGCAAAATTTAGATTAAAATTAACAAATGATGATAACCAGACTTCAAGTAATGTTAAAAGTATTGCAATCAAACTAAACATGGAAGATAGAATATTTTCTGAAAATGATTTGACGACATCTTCAGGAAGTAGAACGATAACTTTTACAAACCCATTTTTTGCAGTTCCAGCTATAGGTATAGCGGCTCAAAATATGCAAACAGGAGATACTTTTACAATATCGTCAAAAACAATAAATGGATTTTCTATAGCTTTTGCTAATAGTTCAGGTTCAGCAGTTGATAGAACTTTTGACTATATTGCTAAAGGATATGGTTTGCAAACTCCATAAAATTAATGTATTAAAAAGATTATGTCACAAGTTTCAGATGTTTCATTAGCGAATCAAGGTTTTAGTGCCTTTAGAACTGAACTCAATAATATATTGGGTGCTTTAAATACTAGCCATGTTGGTAGTTCTGCACCAGCTTCAGTAGCACAAGGAACTATTTGGGTAGATTCAGGAACATCAGGGGTTTTAAAAGTTAAAATAAATGATGGAAGTGACAATGTTGAATTATTTCAAATTAATATTAGCAGTAATGCTATAACTAGCACAATGTCTGTAACAGGAACTATATCTGAAACAGACCCAAATGCTTTACCATTGGCTTTAGCTTTAGGATAGGAGAATAAATGGCGAATACTTTTAAACAAATAAATTTTGCGGCTGAACCAGCTTCGGCTGGAACACCTTATGTTGTCTATACGACAGCTTCATCAACGACTACAGTAATTATAGGTTTAATTTTAACAAATATTCACACAACAGGAGTAACAGCAGAAGTTGAATTAGTTTCTACAACAGCAAATAGAGGTGGTGCGAACAATGTCACAAATGGAACTTCTTTTTTAGTAAAAGATGTCAGTATTCCTCTTGGTTCATCATTAGAACTTTTAACAGGCGGTAAAGTTGTTATGGAAGCTGGAGATGCAATAAGAATAGATTGTTCAGTTGCAGATAAACTTTCAGGCTCATTATC